GGAGACTATAGAGTTGGATTTTTTATCCTCATTTTCAATTGAAAAACCAAAAAGTTTTGTCATCTTATAAGTTTAAACTTCTATATCTAATATTTATTCAACAAAAACTTCGTTGTTTATGATATCATTATCATTATTCACCATCATCCTCATTAGTTGCGGGTGGAGCCGCAAAAGGATTATTTCCGACTGTGTCTGTTGCTTCCCACCATTGAACTTGAAATTCTGCGGTGAATTCTTCAACTGCATCGGTAGTATCATAACTTAAATCAATCTGAGAAATATTTGTCGGAAATATATCAAAGAACTTGTACTCTCTTAACATAAATCCATTACGATTGAGTTGACGGACATATGCATTTTTCATATAATCATCAGGATTGACAAGACCAGTTGCATCATCATGTCTATTGATCAAATTCATCCACCTTTCAAGACTATTTCTAAGTGTGAAATTAGTATCATTTAAAATTGTAACTGTCCAGGTATCGAAAGTTCTGTCGCCAGCAATCTTTAATATTCTTCCTCTGAAAGGGATTTCAATTGGTCCAATATTAGATGCTGGAAGAGCAGCTGCCTTTACCAAGAATCTGTCAGTATCATTTGCTGCACCTTCAATTTTTGCCCCCGCAGGGAATTGAAGATTGACTTCAAATAGATTTGGTCTTGCACCACCACCTGTTAATTTTTGTTTAAAATCGGTAATTGTTCTTAATGCCATTGTTTTTTGCTCCGTGTGTCGTTAATAAAAATAATTAAACATTACCAACTACTTCTTCAAATGCAACACCAGTTCTGGTGGCAACGAAGGTGAGACCGATGAAGTTAATGGATCTTGCTGGTTGAACAAAAATATCAGCAACAAATTCATTATTATCAATCACTGCTCCAGTATTATTAGTTGAATCACAAATAACCCTAAAGTCAAAGATTCCTCTTTGAGATTGAACAGTTCTTAGGAAAGGTTCTACTATATTTACAAAGTTAGCTCTTGTGATTTCATCGTTAAATTCGAAAAGTTGATCTCTGGCAGCTGCTGAGATAGCATTTTCAAGATAGATAAACAAACGACGAACATTGATTCTATCAAACGCAGAAGATCTGGAGATTCCGGTCTTATCACCGAATAGGATAATTCCTCCTCCTGGATTAACCACAACAGGATTAATTCTGTTTGAATAGAGTCTATCTCTTTGCTCTTGGTTTGGATTGTATACTAGTTTTACTGCATTCTGAATCGCACCTCTCACGGTTCCTGCGGGAGAGAACCAAGGGAAATTGTTTGAATCATTTCTGGCACAAAGTCCTGCAATATCGCCATTTAGAGGAACATATCTAAAGACCTTATTGAATCTATCATACATGTACTTGTATCCACTATCGAATACTGCATATGATGAAGAAGTAATAGGTCCATAATACTCTAAAACATTATTAGTGATATCTGCTGCAGAATAAATGTTTACGCTCTGTCCAGAAGAAGTATCATTTAAAAATGCTCCTCTATAAGGAGAAACAAATGCAATGGCATCTTTTCTAGCATCAGCAACAGAAATGACCTTATTTGCTATTGCTTGAGTTTCTTCTTTTCCATGATTTCCTGCTCCCATAAGTAGGAAATTGACATTATAAAGTTCTTTATTCTTGAAGAGTTCGTATCCAGATGATAAATCAGTAACAGAAACATTATATGCACCTGCCACTCCTTCAGTAGTGAGACCATCATAATTCTTACCACCGGATAGTGTATAATTTTGTGCTCCAATAGCACCATAAATTACACCAGTACCATCTGCCTCTATGGCATCTTGATCCCACCCAAAATCCGTTACTGCAGTAAATCCAGAACTGAATCCAGTTGCTACTGTACCACTTGGTTCAGCACCACCAAAAATGGTTTGAGAGTTGTTATAAAGATACTTTCTCCAATGAATAGGGGAACCTGCAGAAACGATAGCATCAGATGCCTTAGAGAGGGCAATGTGCTTCTCTAAGATCGTTCCTTCATTTCCAGTAATCTTTCCTTCGCCGTCAATAACAACAACATGAATTTCATCAAATCTAGATCCTCTTGAATTTGCATAATTAGATGTTTGTGGTTTAGGTGCGATTGCACTCCACTTTTGAGTTGTACCTCCCACAGTTGTTGTGAAAGTCTGCTCACCGAACCAATCTTTCTGTGTAGTGACATTTCTTACGGAAGATGTTCCACCACTTAGAAGAGAACTTACAGTAACAAGTTCTGCACTATTAATTCTTAGAAATCCTCCAGAATTAACTTTAGTAGTTAAAGATGCAGTTGTTGTAATTCCGATGGAAGTATCATCTTCATCAACTGCTGTAGTCAATGTTCCAATACCTGTATATTGAACTATAAACTTAATTGCTGATCCGTCAGTATGTGAAGTAGATGCAGTTCCTAACTGTGCCCTTGAAATATTACTAATAGTATTACCAGAAACAGTTGAAGTGGAAAGGCCAATAACTTCATTTCCGATTGCTAAAAACTTTCCAGTTCCTGTCGAAATTCCGGAAATAGAATCTAATGAAATTGAAGTTGCTCCAGATGCTAAGTCAGCAGAACCTGCTTCATCGAGAGATGTTGATGTCTCTAAGTAATATGCATCAATGTTAACTCCAACACTAGCAGATGCTGCAGTGCTTCCAAGAGAACCTCTTGTTACAGTTGCACTTGTTGATGCTGCACCCGCGTTAACAGTTAAGTTATTACTTCCTGTCGTGAACTTATATACTCCATTAGAAGAATAATCATATTCTTTTTCTGTTCCGGCAGCAGAAACATGAGAGATAAATTTAACGTCTACTGTAGATGATGTTGTATTAACTCCAGTAATAATTCCTTTAAAGTGACCATCTAAGGTTGAAGTAGTTCCTGCACCTGCAACAATAACTGATGAAGCAGATTGCGTAATTCCAACTCCAACATCAGATTCATTAACACTATTGAGTGTTAAAACTTGATCTGCAAATGAATCGATAATTGCAACTTTGATTCCATTTGCCCAGGAACCGGGATTTCTTGCTACAACTGTCGTTCCGGTAATTGTATTTTCATCGTATCCCTTAAAGTTATAATCATCAGTGCTCTTAACTTTTAAGGAAATTCCAGTATCACTAGCGTTTTTTAAGTTACTACTATCAGATCTAACAACACTCAGTTGAGAACCATAAGACAAAAATGAGGATGCTGTCATCCAATATTCATAGTGATTATCTACTGCAGATGGTTTTGAAAAGACATTTATTAGATCGTTTTCATTCCTAACAATTGTAGGAACTTCTACTGGACCTCTGGAAAAAGGAGCAACTAAACCACCAATAGCAGCAGAAGTGGGATCAATTCTACCAGCGGTTAAGTCAACTTCTCTTATATTAATTCCAGGAGATGCTAAGTTAATTGGCATCTGTACCTCTCTCCGAACTCAGGTTATTTACTGAAATTATTTATTAAAATACTTACTTTCATCGGGGAAACACTGCATGAACATTACCAATCGGGATAATCTGAATATTTTTTGATAATTTTCTTATTTTTACTATTTTTTAATCTATTTTTTCTTATTCTTTCTTTCGTACATTCTTTACACTCATATGAATATGAAGATGCAATATTAGTTTTATTTTTTCTAATTAGATAAAAATCTATCAATAAGTTTTTTACTTCTCCACAAGTTCTACATTCTCTATCTAGAAATAATAAATGTTCTAATTCTACCTGTTCATTTAAATCATTCAAATCCATCAAATATAATCCCACATATAAGAAGCATCTCCATATTCATCAGTATGCCATCTATCTCCATTACTGTCGGTAAATGATTCTACATCATTTATCCCATCAACGATAAATCCAAATGGAGACATGTCTTGATCTATTTGATTTTTTTGCTCTTCATAAATTCTTTTACGAACATCATTATCCGTCATTTCTTTAAAATATTCTTGCGCGACTAACCAAGAAAAAATCACAAGACACATTGCTAAATCGTCATTACATCCTTCCTCTGCTTCAAATGAATTATGTCTTTGTGCAAAAGTGGTAAGTTCTGAAATAATATCATAATCTACCGTAAGAAGTTTATCATCCTCCATTAAAGTTTTTAGGTTGGAGCATCCTAACTTTTTAACTGCTGCAGTCATTCTCACACCAAGTTGAGTTTTTTTGCCACTAAAACCAGATCCAACAACTTGACCGGCACGACCTCTCATGGCACACATCAAAACATTTTCATACTCCAAATCATATTGAAGAATTGATGCTACTTGATCTCCAATGTCATTTACTTCTATCAACAACCAAGATTGATTATATGCTTTCGCAACATCTAAAATTATATTTGGAAATAACATAGGTTTAATTTCATTATCCCTATACTTTCCAACAACTTTATATGGAAACTCTGTAATATCAAAAATAATAAATGCAGAATAATCATTACCCAAACCACGAGCAACATCAACAGTCATTAAGTAATTGTGCTCTGATTTAGGATTTTCGTAAATGTCCAATCCAGCATTTCTTTTTATTGGATTTTCATATATTAAATTTTTTAATTTTGTGGGATTAATAAGAGTATTGACAGATCCTAAGAACTCACATTCAAACTCAACACGAAACTGTTGTTCTGAAGTATTTGCAATGGTTGTTTCTTTCCACTTCTCATCTCTACCCGGCACTTCTGACCAGTGAACTTCAGTTGGAACATATTCATTTCTCTCTTTTTCTGCATCATGCCACATTCGGTAGAAATGATTCATACCGTGAGGGGTTGATACAATAATTACTTTGGTGTTTTTACCAGAAGTAATAGTAGGATAAACAGATGCAAAGAACGAATCAGCAACGTGATTT